ATAATTATTGGAAGCCTGACAATGTGTTGATCGAGGCCAAGGCCACGGGGATGACGTTGCAGCAGGAGTTGCGCCGGGTTGGGATACCGGTGACGATGTACAGCCCCGGTGGAAGGCGCGCGGGCCAGGATAAGATTGCCAGGGCGAACTCGGTAGCACCCGTGTTTGAGGCGGGGATGGTCTGGGCACCGCAAACGAAGTGGGCGCAGGAGCTGGTGGAGGAGTGTGCTGCCTTTCCCAATGGGGATAATGATGACTTGGTGGATAGCACGGTGCAGGCGATTATGCGGTTTCGGGCGGGAAATTTTGTTGCCTTGGATGACGATGATCAGCCCGAGCGCAGTGAGCAGATGGCGTTTGAGTATTATTGAGGCGCTTGAGTTCAAGAGGCACTAGCGATATAGTGCCGTTACACATTAACCCTGGCCAGGGAAATAGACCATGACTGAGTCTGAATCACGCCGCATGCTGAAAGATCTGGCATCGGATACGTTTGTTGTGCAGCGGTTTCAAGAAGGTGGTGCTGCTCAGGATCTGGAGAATCTTTATCGGGGAGTCTTGGGCCGTGATCCAGACCCCTCGGGACTTGCCTATTGGCAGCAGACGGGTCAGCCTTTGTCAGCGGTTGAGCAGACGTTTCAACAAAGCCCGGAGTTTACGAGCTGGGCGGCTTATGATTTGGACAATGATCGCAGGCTAAGTACGCAAGAGCGGCAGGCTGGGGTGAATCAGATTTACCAACAGGTGCTTGGAAGAGGGGCGGATCAACCTGGGTTGAGTTACTGGCAACAGTCGGGTCGAACTCCGGGCGAGATCATGTCGAGCTTGGTTAATAGTGGCGAGTTCAAGGCATGGTCGGACTATGACGCAGATAAGAGTGGGACATTGAGTCCGCAAGAGCGTCAGGCTGGGGTTAATCGTTTGTACCAGGGCGTGTTGGGAAGAGCGGGTGAGCCCCAAGGTGTGAACTACTGGTCACAGTCGGGTGCAACGCCTGACCAGATCATGTCAAACATGACTAATAGTGATGAGTTCAAAGCATGGTCGAATTACGACGCGGACAAGAGCGGTACGTTAAGCCAGCAAGAGCGTCAAGCAGGCGTCAACCGTTTGTATCAGGGGGTGTTGGGAAGAGCTGGTGAGCCCCAAGGTGTGGAGTATTGGTCACAGACGGGCTTGCTGCCGGAACAGATTCGTCAGGAGATGACCAACAGTGGCGAGTTGAAGGCTTGGTTGCCCTATGACCTTGATCAAAGCGGCACGATCAGTGCGCAGGAGCGTCAGGCTGGGGTGGGAAGTTTGTATCAGCAGGTGCTGGGAAGGGCTGCTGATGAGCCGGGGATGGCGAGCTGGGTTCAGTCAGGACTGACGCCGGATCAGTTAAGACAGCAGTTGGGTCAGAGCGACGAGTTCAAGGCGTGGTCAAAGTACGACGCGGACAAAAGCGGGACGCTGACTTCGCAAGAGCGTGGTCAGGGTGTCTCGGAGCTTTATCAGGGTGTGTTGGGCAGGGCGTCTGATCCGTCGGGGCTGGCGTACTGGTCGCAGGCGGCGGTAGGAAGCCCTGATGCGTTAAAGCGCGCGTTTCAAGAAAGCGCTGAGTTTAAGTCGTGGGCTCCGTACGATGCGGATAACAGCGGCACGTTGACACAGGACGAGCGCAGACAGGGCATTGATGCGTTATACCAGAGCACGTTTGGCAGAGCGGCGGATAAGGAAGGGGCGACCTTTTGGCTTAATACGATGCTCACGCCCGATCAGTTGTTGACAAAGTTTCGTGAGACGCCCGAGTGGCGGGATGTGTCGGTTTTTGATGTGGATCGCAGTGGGACGATTACGCCCGCAGAGCGACAGTCTTATGTGGAGTCGGTTGCGGCCAAGGGTCAGGTGGCCGATTTGGGTAAGGTTTCGCAGCCTGTGGACGCCACGAAGATCACGACATCGCCCGTGGTTGATACGGGAACGACCTATGGTGGGGCAGCACCGCAGACAAGGGCCTCTTCCCAGCAGATTACGGACCTTTATCAGTCTATCTTTGGCCGTGCGCCTGATGAAGCGGGCCTTGATTATTGGACCAAGAGTGGTTTGTCGGCGGATCAGATCCGTCAGCATTTCTTGGGTAGTACGGAGTGGGGAGCGTTAAGTCCTTTTGACGTTAACGTGGATCAACAGATCAGTGCTGCTGAGCGGGCTAATTATCTGGCTTCGTTGCAGCCCAAGCCTGCTGTTGAGTTACCCAAGGGCCGTGAGCCAATGGCCTTGCCTAAAGCGCCTGATGCTTTAACGTTACCAACGCCTCAAGAGCGTGTGGTACCCACTGTGACGCCTGCGGGAACGGATCAAGCTTTTCGTGAGTCCGCAGTCAGGACGTTTGATCCTGTCACGGGGACCTTTCAATACACGACACCCACCAAGCTTTCTTCGGCAACGGGTGCGGGGATGAATTTTGTGCCGCCCACGGTGACCTCAAGGCCGCGTCAGTTGTTGAATGTGGCGTACTCGCCCACAACGCAGGGCTACAGTGCATCGACAAATACTCTGTACCAATCGCCTGTGTCGGCAAGTCAGGCCTTTGCGGCTGATCGAACAGGGCAGTTGCGCGCTTTACAGGGTTTGGCCAATGAGCCGGGCACACCGATTGGATCGGCCAATACCATTCGGTTGCAATCGCGCCTGCGGTCGGGTGAGTTCAATGCGCCTTCGGGTGGTTTGGATATGGCAAAGCTACGGGCGGCTTACGCAGCGTATCGGCCTTCAACCGCAGCGTCCATGGGGCCACCTGCTCCGTCAACCGCACCCACTAGCACAGGAACGACAGGCACGACGGGCACAACGCCTGAGGGATTTAGGACCGTAGGCCCGGTGAGCTTTAACCCTTACTCACCGGTGCAGTTCCCCGTCACGAGTCCTGAGGTACCTCAAGGGTTCCAACCGATTACAACAAATCCTTTTGTATCGGGATCAACGCCTATGACGCCGCTACCCGATGTGCCTGAGGATTTCCAGCCGCTCTCACCTGTAAAGTTCATTGGTGACTGACACCATGGCGGAAAAGAAAGAAAAGAAGGACCTCCCTAGTCTAATCTTCGTGGGCGATGAGGCTCGGACCAGGGCGCTTGAGCTGTACCCCAAGGAGCGTGGGCAATACGACAGACAGGATGCTGCTCGACATATGTTGGCAGCGGGCATCTTGGCGATGAAGTATGGCCCGGAGCGTGCCGCGACGCTTGGCAAGATGCACGAGTACAAAACCTCACCCTTAAAGGCGTTGGGGCATGTAACAGGATTTGGCAGCATGCCGCCTGACTATGAGCAGGACATGCACAACAACGCCTTGGGTATTGCAATGGCAAAGGATGCCAAAAGCCAAAAGGACCTTGAGGCGTTGATCGTGAAGGCGTTGAAGTCACCCGCGTCTAAGAAGACAGAGGGCATACCCTGGGTTGGCAAGCCTACGGAAGACGCCCCCGATGTGCCGAGTTACCAAGACGGCGGCGAAGTAAGCACGGAAGAGTTTATTAAGAAGAGTGTTCCACAGCTTGACCCCGAAGGCCGGTTGATCGATGAGCGTGAGGACATCCGCTCGGAATCTCAACGCATGTTGAATCGTTTGCAGAGTCAGCCAAACAAGCTGCCCCCGGGTGTCAGGCGTACCGTTGCTGCAACAAGAGCGCAGGGCAAGGAATCGATGTTCCCGGCTGCTGCGCCTGCAAGAGATTTATTGTCCGGGATCCTTGGCGCAAGTCCCACGGCTCCCGGGTCTGAGGCGTATCGGACGGGACAGGCCATTGCCAACATGCCGCCTGTGCAGGCCGCTGCGGCCATACCGGCAAAAGTTGCCGCCTCAGCAGGTGATGCTGCCACAGCGCTCGCTGCCATGGGGCCAGCTATGGGTGCAGTCATCAAGCCTAAAGGCGGTAACTGGCTGGCAAACGCGATCTCTGATGAGATGCAGAATTTGAAATTATTGCGGTTTGGCAATGACCCAGTCGATACGTATGAAGACATGAAAAATGTCTATACCCCCGAGGTCATGAGCCGACTTTCTCCGGAGACTTTGCAACAAGTTAAAGAAGGATTTGCTGCCTTAAAACCACAGGTAGCCATCAACAAGTGGATTGATACCAAGTTAGCCAAGTACATGCAAAATGAGTTTGCAACGCCTGAAGATCCTGTTAGAGCGTTGATTGAACGGGGCATCTCCCCGGCGCGCAACCCAGGCGACATAAACCCAATTTATGACTACAACAATGTTTTTGAAAAGCGCAAGAAAGCGGGGTTTCCTGTTGAAGGGCTGGCTGAAACAGAGGCAGGTAGAAACTGGGAAGAGATGGCCGACAGTTCGGTAAATGTGTCTTCTCTAAAAGATCTTTTGAGCAGCTTAAAGGAAGGGCAAGAGTCGAAGTATGGAATATCACGGGTAGAAGCAAATAGAACCTTACGAGATAACCCATGGCTCAATAAGTTGACGCTTCCGGATACCCCCATCTATGGCGCGCTAGGAGCTAACTACCGCCCCGTGTTTAATCATGTGATTGATGAGCTTCAAAATGCTATGGCCACCAATTCCGGCCTACCCAAGAACCTACAACTTGACCCTGATGATTTAAGCAAGATGAATGTTCCACAGGTTGTGGAGCTCGTTGACAAGATCAACAAATGGCGCGTAGACAATATTAAGAACCTTCAACTTGAAGAGACCCTTAAGGCCGATCTCTACAAGGCTTATCCAGAGCAGAAGTATCGCTGGGTGCAGTTGAATAGACCCGGGCAGTTTGCAGCCGAGTCCGATGCCATGGGTCACTCGGTCCGTGGCTATGAGCCTCCTGACAAGGGCGGCAGTGATTATTACGGGCTTGGCGGCTTCAAAGCCATTCAGTCAGGAGAGGCCAAGGTCTACTCTCTTCGCGACGAGAAAGGACAGCCGCACGTGACGATTGAGGTGTCGGCTGCGCCTGGGGCCATGAGTCCTTCAGAGTTCTACCACAGTGATCTTGCCACACAGTCACTGTTTGATCGGTTAGATAAGGTTGACGAGACGACAATAAAAAAGGACAAATCCTCCTGGTGGGAAAAAGTCGTACGTGAGTCGCCTGAATATCAGGAATACATCAAAAACATTCCGGCCAAGGTTACTCAGATCAAAGGCAAGGGCAATGAGGCACCGGCTAAGAAGTACTGGGCCTTCGCGCAAGACTTTGTAAAAAGCGGCAACTGGTCAGACGTTCAGGACCTCAAAAACATAGGTTTGCGTAAGACCTCCAGCGTGTTTAACGAGGCGGACATCGCCAAGCTGAAAGCCATGGGCGAAGAAGTTCCAAACTATGTTTCAGGCAGAGATATTCTAAGGCTGCAAGACTTGGTTATCCCAGAGGGGAAGCGATTGAAATACGATGACGCAGGTAACATCATCGGATACCAGGATGAAAGATTTACAAGGTATTTAGGCTTCAAAAAAGGAGGCCCCGTCAATGTTCCACGTGAAACATCGACTTCCAAGAAACAACTCGATACACTCGCGCAGATAAGCCAGCGCAAAAAGGCCTAGACATGCCCATCGACAAAGCCCTCTACGAAGCGCCGCAGACCTCGATCGAGATCGACGACGGCGAGGACATTGAAATCGTCATTGACGAGGAAGGTGCAACCGTTGAGATTGAGGAAGAAGACTCGGTTGATTTCTACGACAACCTTGCCCCGGTCCTTGAAGAGGACGTCTTGCAGCGGATTGCCCTTGACCTAAGCGCGTTGTTCGAGGCCGATAAGTCGAGCCGCCAGGACTGGGAGATGACTTATGCCAAGGGCCTTGAGCTATTAGGCTTGAGGCTTGATGAACGGACCAAGCCCTTTCGGGGAGCAGCAGGTGCGACTCACCCGCTTTTGACCGAGGCGATTGTGCAGTTCCAGGCGCAAGCCTTAAAAGAGCTCATGCCAGCGGGTGGTCCTGTGCGCACACAGGTCCTGGGCAAAGAGACGATCGACAAGATGCAGCAGGCATCGCGCGTACAGGACTTCATGAACTACCAAATCACCACGGTGATGAAGGAGTACACGCCCGAGTTTGATCAGTTGTTGTTTTACACAGGCTACGGCGGCTCGGCATTTAAGAAGGTTTACTACGATTTTCAGCTTGGACGTATGGTTTCCAAGCTTGTTTTGGCAGACGACTTGTTTATCCCGTACTACGGATCAAGCGTCATGAGCCAATGCCCACGGATCACGCACCGCATCCCGATGGATTCCAACGAATTCAGAAAACGGGTGGTTGCGGGTGAGTATTTGGATGTGCAAGTGGACCCGGAGCAGGCTCCAGCGGACGCCAATCGCATTCAATACTCGGTGGATAAGCAAATTGGGATCCAGCAAAGCGGTGATCCAGAGGAAATTTTCCTTTTGGAGTTCCAGGTTGACTTGGATTTGCCGGGTTTTGAGGACAAAGACGAGAAGGGTGAGCCAACAGGCATCAAACTTCCCTACGTTGTGACGCTTGATGACGCCTCAAAGAAGGTCTTGGGTGTGCGTCGCAACTGGAAAGAGGGCGATAAACTCAAAAATAGGCGCAATTACTTCGTTCATTACCTCTTGATCGAAGGCCCGGGAGCCTATGGTCTTGGGTTTGTCCACTTGATTGGCAGTCTTTCGAAGACAGCAACGATGGCGCTGCGCCAATTGTTGGATGCAGGCACGCTTGCGAACCTTCCAGCGGGCTTTAAGGCCAAAGGCGCACGGATCGAGAACGACGATGTGCCGATCCAGCCCGGTGAATGGCGTGATATTGACGTGGGTGGGGCGGATATTCAGCAAAACATGCTGCCTTTGCCCTATAAAGAGCCTTCGCAGACGCTTTTTCAGCTACTTGGCTTTTGTGTGGACGCCGGAAAGCGTCTTGCCAGCGTTGCCGACATGCAAGTTGGGGACGGCAATCAGCAAGCAGCGGTCGGAACCACGCTTGCATTGCTTGAGCGTGGGGCGCAGGTCATGTCTGCGATCCACAAACGGCTTCATTACGCGCAAAAGCTTGAGTTTGAGCTCTTGGCTGAGGGTTTTTCGCAGTATCTGCCCGATGAGTACCCTTACGATGTCCCTGGCGCAAGGCGCTCGATCAAGCGTAAGGACTTCGATGACCTAATTTCGATCCAACCGGTCGCTGATCCCAACATTTTCAGCACCGCGCACCGGATGGTGCTTGCACAGACGCAGTTGCAGATCGCACAAAGCGCGCCTCAGATGCATAACATGTACGAAGCGTACTACCGCGTCTATGCAGCGATGAATGTTCGCGATAT